TTAAATCACCTCTTATAAATAATATCAATTAAAGTACGAACGTACAACGAAAAAGTGTTGACAAAGTACAATAGTGAATTATAATATGAATTAAGAAGTACAAATGTACTTAGAAATGGAGGGATAATATGTTAATTCCAAAGAGCGATGAGATAAAAAAACGAAGACTACAATCTAACTTAACCAAATCTCAACTATCGTTGAAAGCAGGGTTGCCAGCAAATGCTATTTGCAGGATTGAAGGAAAGAAACATGCCTATGTTATTCCTATTAGAGCAAAAGCTATCGCAGGTGCTCTTAATTGCGAAGTAAAAGATATATTCAAGGAGGAATAATAATGATTATTTTTTATTATAACGACAACAAACAAAACGATAACGAACATATAGAAAATATTTTCAAGGATATTAAAAATCAAAATGAAAATAATTTTGAAATTGATAAAACAGCAAAAACAAGCAACGAATCGCTAGATAAGGATATAAAAAGCGAATGTGTTAAATATAGTTTTAATGTCAATCTTAAAAGGTTAAGGAAATCATTAAAATTAACACAAGAACAATTAGCTGAAAATATAAACATTCCATATAGAACACTCTTGAATTGGGAACTTGGTAAGAGAGAACCTTCAGCAAGAAACTTATGTATGTTATCTCAATATTTCAATGTACATCCAATCGATTTGATGGGAGCATCATTGAAAAGTCCATCTATTATTAATGAATAAATTATGAAAAATACCAAGAATTAGTGGGCACTGGTAAATAATAACCAGTCCTTCTTAATGCAGCCAACGGAGGTCACAAGCCCTCGTAATAATGCAGAGTGAGGAGGTGGTTAAATGGAGACGCTAACACTTCAAGAATTAGCAGAATTAAAAGGATGTCATAGAGTTAGAATTCAACAACTTGTCACAGAAGGATTTTATAAATCTGTACAAGTTAAAAATTCAAGAGGTAGATTAGTTCATGCCATACCTCTAGATCAACTGACAGAAGAGGAACAACAAAAATACTACCAATCTAAAGGTATCTTAAACACTAATATAGAAGTACAGAATGCTGGAAAGCTAGAGTTTATGAGCACCCAAGAAAGAGAGGAATGTGTTTTTTGGGAAAACGTTATTAATGAATGGCAATCCTTCAGGAATAAAGAAAACGCAAGAAATAAGAGTGAAGTTGATGAACTATTCATCACAAAGATGAAGTTAGAACATCCTGAGCTTAATATTTCTACAAGTATTCTTTATCGCAAATATAAAGCCTTAAAGAATGGAGATCTAGAAGGCTTGATTGATAAACGAGGAAAAGCCAAGAAAGGCTACACAAAAATTGATGAACATGTGTGGCAAGTATTCTTGAGTTTCTTGTTGGATCAAGCAAAGCATCCACTCAGAAAATGCTATCAATATACTCAGCTATATATTCAAAATACAGCACCTGAGTTATATGAGGATATACCAGCTTATTGTACTTTTACAAGACATGTAAAAGCCGATATTCCTGATGCAATCTTAACTCTTGGAAGAGATGGAGATAAGGCATTTGATGATAGATGTGCGCCATACATACGAAGGACTTATGACAACATGGATTCAAACGATTACTGGATTGGTGATAACCATACAATTGATGTAATTGTTGGGGATGGCGAAAAGACGTTCAGACTGTACCTAACAGCCTTTATGGATGCACGAAGCGGAATTATGACATGTATCTACATTACAGATACCCCATCATCGCAAGCTTCAATTTATTCATTAAGACGAGGTATCAAGAAGTATGGAATACCTAAAAATGTTTACTTAGATAATGGTCGAGAGTTCTTAACATTTGACTTCGGCGGTTCAGGACACAGAAAGAAGAAAAAGGACGAAGATAAATTTACTCCTCCTCCGATTCTTGAACGCTTAGGAATCAATATGGTCAATGCACTCGTTAGAAACGCAAAAGCTAAGATCATTGAACGAAGATTCTTGGATTTCAAAAACAGCATTTCTAGATTATTTGCAACTTATACGGGCGGTAACGTAGTTGAAAAGCCTGAAATATTAAAAGTTGAACTTAAAAACGGAAATATTCCTGATAAAGAAGCATTTATCAAAGAAATCGAAGAATTGATTGAATATTACTTAAATTATGAAGTATACAACGGTGCAGTTGCAGCGGATAAAGGTAAAAGAAAGATTGATGTTTATCAGGAAAACTTGCATACGAAGACAACCGCAACCGAAGAGCAATTAAATCTAATGATGTTGAGATCAACTAGAGCACAAAAAGTAACAAGACGTGGTGTTAGTTTGAAGATTGGTGGAACTCAGCTGGATTACTTCAACAATGAATTAATCATGCAAATGCTGAATAAGAAAGTTTATCTGCGCTATGATCCTGATGATTTATCCAAAGTTAGAGTATATGACCTGGACGATAGATTCATTATGGAAGTTGAATCCGACAATGTAGCAGTGCTTGAATATGGAGCAAGTAAGGACGAAGTAAAACTTGCGATGGCTAAAACTAGAGAACTTAAGAAAGTTGCGAAGGAAGCAATCAAGGATTCAATCATCGCGAATATCGATAGAAATACTGCACTTGAATTGTTGCTGAAATCTGCTAAAGAAAACAAAGAAAGTGATGTCTCTAAACCAAACTACGATTTAGAGATCTTAAATGTGGATGAAAAACCCATGTTATGCAAAGTGCATGATGTGGATCTAGACAAGATGAATATAAACTCAATTAAGCGACAAGGAGGAGATTATTATGCTTAACGTTGCAGTTAAAGAAAGACTTGAGAAATACATGAAAGAAGCTGGTGTTTCTCAAGCAAAGATTGCGCCACTGATTGGCGTGAGTATGACAGCTCTTTCGCAGTATAGAGGTGGTAAATACAAAGGCGATGTAACAGCAGTAGAAGCTAAAATCGTTGAATATTTAGACACTATTACTGAACAAAAGGAAATCAAAGAAAAGGTTCAAACATATAAACCGATGGAAGATTACATTCCTATTTCTATCAGCGAAGATATTTATAAGATGATTAGATATGCTCAATTAAATGGAGGTATCGCAATCGCCCATGGTGATGCAGGAATTGGCAAAACAAAAGCAGCGCAGAAGTATGTAAGAGAAAATCCAACGCAAGCAATCTATATGGAAATGAGCCCTGTAGCTGGAACTCTAGGCAATATGCTTAGACTTCTAGCTAGGACACTTAAAATTCCTGAAAGTAGAAACAAGATGGAGTTGATGCTTTCGATTAGAGATAAGCTCGAAGGAACAAACAGAGTGATCATCATCGATGAAGCTCAACACTTGAAGTTATCTGCTCTTGAACAGATAAGAACACTTGCTGATCCAAACTCAATCACAGGAACAAAGGGTGTTGGAATCGTATTAATTGGTAATACAGAGGTCTATTCAAAGATGAAAGGAAAACAAGAAGCACAATTTGCTCAATTGTTCTCAAGAATTAAGATGAGCCGATATTATTCGACATCCAATGTTACGGATGATGATGTAGAAAAATTATTCCCAGCATTAAAACAACAAGGATTGAATAAAGAATTGAACTTCTTAAAAGGTGTTTGTAAATCAAAATGGGGCATTCGTGGAGCAACCAATGTTTATGAAAATAGCATTAATAATGATGATGTTTCAGTGAATGGATTGTTTGCCATGGCTAGAACATTAGGAATAGAGGTTATTTAAAATGCTAAATACATTAGTAGAAATTATCCATAACGTTTGCACTGCCATAGTTGTATATGCAATCTATGTGAGTATAAAAAACAATAAAAAGGAGAGAATCGAAAGTGCGAAAGAGAAAAATTAAAAAGACATTGATTAGCGTTGTGGTTGGAGTGATTTTAGGTGTTTTGATTAGTCAAGTAACTAATAAGCTAAGCCTACAAGACTGTTTGTTATTAGCATCTATTCTATTGATTCTTGTGATGGTAACTGCAGCTATTATGGCTGAAGATTTAGAGATTAGAATTAAAAAAGCCTATTTAGAAGGCAAACAAACACTAAATTGCCAATGCACACACACATTCAAAACTGAGGACGAATAAAGTCCTCCTTAATGCAGCCAACGGAGGTCACAAGCCCTCGAATAATGCAGAGTGAGGAGGTGAAGCGAATGAGATTAGAAAAAGATTCTCTATACTTTGAAGCTAGAGTTATCACTATGGTCGGCTCATTGCATTGGTTTGGTGATACTTATCTTGCTGAAGAATTGTTAAAGTTGGCAACGAAAACAGTTTATATCCGAGATGACAGACGATACCTATATGTTTATCGAATCAAAGAAGATGCATTGTTTAATGTAGAAAAGATACAAACGACTTTTGAATTAGTATGCAAGTTGAAAAAACATGACGATAAAAGAAGATATGGTAACTAGTTCTTAAAGTAGGAGGAGTATATGGCAGCGAAGAAATATAAACGTATGACCAATCGTGAAAAAGACGAAAGAAAACGTTTCAAAAAGAGTTTGCAGGAAAAAGGGATTATCCCGCCTGATAAGCCAAGACTAAACAGAAAGAAGTTTGCTCAAGAAGTTTGTGATGAATGGAAAGATTACAGCTTAGTAGATTATGCAAAACTGAACACATTTATGATCGTTTTAGGAATGATGACGAATTCAGGTCGATATGGAAATGTAAGTAAAGAAGATCTTGGCATTTTAAAACTTAAGAAATGTGCGATAGTTTTAGATCAAAAGTTTCAAGAGAACGATAATAAGATGACATATGAACAGATCATTGAAGTTCTTAAACCTATATGGGAATTGTGAGGTGATAAAAATGGAATATCAGAATATGACCAACGAAATGACCAACGAACAAATCAAAAGAAGAATTGAATGGATTGACAGAGAGTTGTTCTATATCGATATGAAAGACCGATGGGATGCTTGTGATTGGAGTTTAGTACACGAGTATGAAAAGGAAAAAAGAGAGCTTCAGGCAATATTGGAAGCTAGAATTGAAAAATAGTATGACTGGACAAGAATTCTTTGAAAAAGTAACTAGAAATCCTAGATACAAGCACTTATACGAAAACAACATACATTTCAATACGCAAATGCAATATCTCAAGTCAAAGCCAAAAGTCCTTACATCAACCTTGTTAGGTTCAATTGCATACTTAAGCATACTTCTTATGTATCAAGATCTAGAAAAAATAAGAGAAAGTGACAACGAAATAGGAGTTTAACATGGATAAAAAAGAGGTTTTAAACAAACTTAAAAAATGCAAGAGGATGGAGCAATGAAAAGATCTCTTCTGATGGTTTCACTAATAATCACTATCATAGTAACGAATAAGATATATGCATTGACAATTGCTCCTGCAAATAAACCAATAGAAGCCGAAACACAAATTGTTGAAACTAAAGCTAAAGAGTTAAAAACAGAGGTCAAAACATACTACAATGTCCCTCTTGATATGGATTTGCAAGATTATATAAGAGAAGAGTGCATAGATGCAGGATTAGATATGAAATTAGTACTTGCGATTATGGAAGTAGAAAGTGATTTCAATCCAGAACTTATATCAAGTACAGGTGACTTCGGACTTATGCAAGTCAATAAAATCAATTTTGAAGAGGTAGAAAGAGGGTTAGGACTAACAAATATGCTTGATCCATACCAAGGCGCTAAGGCTGGCATCTATTTATTAAGCAAGCTGAAATGGAACGAAAGCGAACATCAAATGCTTATGGCTTATAACATTGGTGTTGCAGGAGCTCAAAAGTTATGGGAACAAGGCATTTATGAAACAGACTACTCTAAAAAAGTATTAAAAGTAAAAGAACTGATAGGAGGTACTCAATATGAAATCACAGTATTTTGTAATCAAGAATCTGAACGGTGAAAAGCGATTTGTCGAGGTTGATGAAGAGCTAACAGCGGAAGAGTTTATGGCTTACTTTTCTTTATATGTTAAAGAAGCCTATCCGATTACAGAAGATGAATACAAAAAATGCACTGGGGATAAATAACCCAGCTCTAATGCAGCCAACGGAGGTCACAAGCCCTCGGATAATGCAGAGTGGAGCATAGGAAAACAAAGGAGGAAAAACAGATGGAAAACAAACTATTTAAAAAGATTTCTAGAACTGGTGGAATTACGATTCCTGCACAGATTAGACATCAGATGAACATTCCAAAAGGTGCAGCAGTAGAAATCGTTCAAACGGAAGACAATAGCCTTCTCATCAAAAAGCATATCCCTACATGCATGTGTTGTGGAACTGCTGAACATGTAAAAGTATTTAATAATGTAGAATTATGCACGACATGTGCTAGTAAATTCGCTGGAGGTAGCGAACATGGAAATTAGAGAGAAAGTGGATCGTTATGCAGAGCTAGATGCACAATTGGCTGGCATCAAAAATGAAATGGAAAATTTAAAGGCTGATTTTGAAGAATACACCGAAAAAGATTTGCAGGATACAAAACTAAAAACCGTAGAAATCTATGGAAATAATGGTGCTAAAGTCATCGTACAAAATGCAGCAACAGTCAAACCAATTTCGTGGGTCGTTATCAAAGAGGTTTTAGGAAAGACTGTTCCTGATTTTATTAAAGAAGAAACAAAGTTTTCATTGACCGATGTTGCAAAAACAATGTTGGCAAATATGTTTAAGGGAGATTATATTGAAGATACATTAACTAATGTTGTCACTCATATGACTCCTGATCAGAAGAAACAAGCACTTCTTATGAAACGTTTAAAAGGAAAATACAAGCAAGATCAAAAGAACATCTTGAAGTACACAGACCTTAGCGAAAAAGAAGCGAGTGATAATGCATTCCTTGTACAGGATGTTATGGCTTATCAAAATATCTTGAGAATCATTGAAGCTTCGGGATTTGATGGAACGGTTGAAGAAGCAGTTGCTAAAATCAAGAGTTCATTAATTGTTGAAGATTCAATCAAGGTAACGCTAGAAGCGGAATAACGGAAAGGAGCAATCTTATGAAAACTGTTGAGAGCTGGCAAACCAAAAAAATATATGCTATTGCAAATGCATTAGGATATGTTGACCGCCAAGATAAAGATAATGACATCTTGCATATGATTATTTTTAGTCAGACATGTAAACATTCAACTAAGGAACTTACTTATCGTGAAGCCAATGAAATCATCGCCTACTTGGAAAAACAACAGAATAATAAGATTGATGAAGTTATGACAGCAGGACAAAAGAAAAAGTGCTGGTCATTGATGTATGAGCTTCAATCTTTGGATAGAGAACCAAATAATGCTCCTGTAGGCGAAAGATTGGCAGGTATTATAGAAAGACAGTTCCAAGTAAAATCAACCACACAACGCATATTTAATCGTCTTTCAAGAGATGATGGAAACAAACTGATTGAGATTTTAAAAAACTACGTTAGGACGGCTGAAAGAAAATGGATGAATTAATGACAGAAAGTGCAGATGTAACATTGGATGATTTAAATGAAGAACAGTTACAAGTCGTTGAAGTCATTGGTTTAGATGCCTATAAGAGGTTGATTCACTATTATGCAGGAACAAGCATTTATATTCCTAAGTTCAGTGAAATCGAGCGAAGAAAACGTAACGAGAAAATACGCATTGAGTATGAAAAAAATGGGGATATCAAAGCACTCGCATTGAAGTATGGCTTATCAGAAATACAGATACGAACAATCATCGGCGATTTGTTCAAAAACAAAAAAATCGATCCATACGAAGGACAAGTCACATTGTTTGATTTATAGAAAATTTAAAGAAAGTAGTAAAGTTTAACTATAAAGTAGTTTATTTTACCACTTTCTTTTTTTTATCTAAAATTTGCCTTGTAATAACGAGCAAGGAGGTATAGAAATGGATTATTTTTTAGAATTGGCAATTGGTACAGTAATTACAATTATCACTTACTTTTTAAAAAAGACCATGGACAAGATTGATAAAACAGATTTAAAAATACAAGAGATTGAAAAAGATTATCTTACCGAAGTTGCTCATGAAAAGATCATTAAAGAAGTCAAGAAAGATATTCAAGATATTAAAACTGACTACACGCCTAAAACCGAATTCAAAGAATCGGTCAAAGAATTCAGAAACGATTTAAAAGAAGCGCAGAAACAGTTCTTAACGAAAGAAGACTTTATTCGTGAACAACGAAAAACAGAAAATAAACTAGATGAAATCTATAAATTACTATTGAAAGAGAGGGTATAGAAATGGCAGATAAAGAAACATTAAAGAAGCGACTAGAAGCTGCAAACTTTATCAGCAACAATGGTCGTGTGTTAAGAACGATTAATGTTCTTAGATACAAGTACAACGAACTTAAAAGCGTTGAAACAGTGTTAGAAATGGATGGAGTTGAAAAATGGGAGTTTTTAGACTGCATCAACTATTTGACTGAAGAAAAATATATTCGTTTAAGAGATATCGCTACAAGAAATGAAGTGTTGGAGCTATCTCAGGATGTCAACTACAGAAACCTTGAAGCTAAACTTACTAGCAAAGGAATAAAGCTTTTAGCAAGAAACATTGTAGACGATATGATCGAGGTTTAAACCTATGGCCAATCGGAAACACAGTAAGATTGACAACTTGCCTGAAGATCTTAAATCTGTAGTTGAAACTATGCTTCAGTCTGATGCAACTTATACTGAAATTGTAGAGTTTCTAAAAGCAAATGAACAATCGGTATCAGTAGCTAGTGTGTGTAGATATGCTCGTTCGTTCAATGCCAATATGGAAGCATTGAAGATGACACATCAGAACTTCAAGTTAGTAAAAGAAGAATTGGATCGTAATCCTGATTTAGATATGGCAGAAGCGATCATCCGTATCACATCAGGAAACGTGTTTAATCGCTTAGCCAGCACGAAAGAAGAAGATTGGGATGAAGTAGATTTAGCGAAACTTATGAAGGAGTCAAATGCACTTATTCGTGCGACTGCTTATAAGAAAAGAGTTGAAATCCAAAATCAAGATGTTAAGGATGCAGCGATTGAAGAATTTAAAACATTACTGTTCTCTTCCATGGCGAAGGAAAAACCTGAGCTATACAAGGAACTTGTCCAGTATTTAAACACAAAGAAAACAGAAGAAATGGAGGGATAGATATGTGGTGTGTGATACAAGTGAAAGGAAGCCAAGAGCTTCAAATACAGAAGCAATTAGAGTTGGCTGGGTATCAAGCACTTGTTCCAAGAGAAAGTCGCTTGATTCGTTCAGAAGGCGCTTGGATGCAAAGAGAATACATATTATTTCCGAACTATGTTTTCGTACAAACCGAATTCAAAGCCGAAGACTTTTACAAAATCAAAGGTATTAATGGTGTGCAACGTTTCTTGGGGGACAAAACTTCACCATCCACTCTTACCTTCCTGGAAGAAGAATGGGTAAAAATTTTAAACAACGATGGCCATCCGTTAGAACCAACTGAGGTAACGGTAGATGAAGATGGAAATGTCATCATTTTAAAAGGTATCCTTTTAAAATTTAAAAGCAGAATAAAAAGTTTTAATAAAAGACAAAGAAAAGCAACATTTGAAATTACGTTATGTAATGAAATTAAAGAAATCACGTTGAGTTTGAATGTGATTGACACTACAAAGCCAACAGAAACAAACGGTTGATTCGTCCTGTGAGCGGAAATTGGTGGTTAAATAGCATGAACTATCCCAGAAAATAAAATATCTAGGATGGCGAAGCATACCCTAATGTTCATAAAGGGCGCATCACCTTTTAATTCGCACAAAAACCCCTTTAAAAAACGAATTAGGCATAAAGGTGAGTAATTGTGGGGTACAAGTAAAAACAACGCTTAAAATCGCTTTATAGCGATTTTTTTATAAGGCGAAAGGAGATGATAGGATGGGAAGACTCAAAAAAAGAAGTTTAGACATGCTTTTGGATGGAATTTTAGAAGCTGAAAATCAAATAGCCGATAGCGAAGCATATGATACACAAGAATATAAAGTTTATTTGAACGACCTTTTAAAAGAGTTTTTAAAAAAGGACAACAACCTTTTAAGAAAACAACTTCTTGATGATTTTGAAAGAGGAGCTCCTCTTACTGGTAAGAATGGAATACGAAAAAAATTAGCTTCGTTTGATATGGAATTTTTTGGAAGAGCCTACCTTCCTCATTACTTTGTCAGAAAGTCTCCCCACTTTCATGAAGAGCTCGATAACATTTGGAAGCATGGTGTTATGAAAGACGAAGTACCACTTTCAAAAAGCGTTCAAAAGAAGATAAGCAGAATGGCAGGTTGCAAAAGAGCGATAGCAGCACCTCGTGGTCATGCGAAATCAACCAACCTTACATTCAAAGGATCACTTCATGCAGCGTTATATGAGTATAAGCACTACATCATTATCTTGTCCGATAGTTCAGAACAGGCTGAGAGTTTCTTGGATTCTATAAAAACCGAGATGGAAGAAAATGAACATATCATCGAAGATTTTGGAAAACTAGATGGTAAGGTATGGCGTTCAAACGTTCTACTAACCAAGACAAACATCAAAATCGAAGCTATTGGTTCAGGCAAAAAGATTCGTGGTAGAAAGCACAAGAATTGGAGGCCTGATTTATTGGTTCTTGATGATATTGAGAATGATGAAAACGTAAGAACGGTTGACCAGCGTAAGAAACTATCTGACTGGTTTTATAAGGCAGTGTCGAAAGCTGGTGATGATTACACCGATATTATTTATATTGGAACAATGCTTCATTATGATTCGTTGCTTGCAAACGTCTTAAAAAATCCAAGCTATAAAAGCATTAAATATCAAGCAGTCCTTTCTTTTTCTACAGCAGTCAATCTATGGGATGAATGGGAAAAGATATATACCGACCTTGATGAACCTGAACATGAAGCTAAAGCTTTGCACTTTTTTGAACAACATAAAAAAGAAATGCTGGAAGGCACAAAAGTGTTATGGGAAGACAAACTGTCCTATTACAACCTTATGTGCATCAAGGTATCTGAAGGCGATGCCTCATTTAATTCAGAATTGCAGAATGAACCAATCAGCCCTGATGATTGCTTATTCCAGGAAGAATGGTTTGATTACTACAACGAATTTGAAATGAACTTTAATTCGAAGGATTTTGAATTCTATGGAGCAGTAGATCCATCGCTTGGTAAGAATAAGAAATCAGACTATTCAGCCATTATCACGATCGCCAAACAAAAGGCAACTGGATATATGTATGTAATTGATGCCGATGTGATGCGTAGACATCCTGATCGCATCATTAACGATGTGCTCGAAAAAGAAAGATGGCTTAGAAAAACTTATGGCAAAGGCTTTAAAAAACTTGGCTGTGAAACTGTACAGTTCCAATGGTTCTTAAAAGAGGAAATTTCCAAAGCTTCTGCCAAAGCTGGTCTTTACTTGCCAATCGAAGAAATCAATTCAACTGGTGATAAAGTGCTGCGTATTCAGTCGCTGCAACCTGATATCAAGAATAAATACATCAAGTTCAATCGTAGACACAAATTGCTTTTAGAACAGCTTAAGCATTTCCCTATGGCAAGCCATGATGATGCGCCTGATGCGTTGGAAATGGCACGAACAATCGCTAAAAAAGGAAAGAGATTCAGAATATTAGACCGTTCGCTTTTTGGAGGATAGAAAATGGCAGTAATTTATATGGATAAAGAGAGTTTTAACTCTTTGGATGAAAATGATATCAAAAGGATCTATATGGAAAACCGATATTTAAACAGTACATATAGGACTCTTGATAACTACTATGCTGGGAAGCATAAAATCGTGTACAAGCAAAAATACAACGCAAATGATCCCAATAATAAGATTGTCAATAACATGTGTAAGTACATTACTGATAGCATGGTTGGCTATTTTGTTGGAGATCCAATCAAATACAATTCACAGAATGATGAGTATATGGAAAAGATACAGAATGTACTTGAATACAACGATGAGCAGGACGAAAACACCGAAATCGCTAAAAAAACATCCATTCATGGCGATTGTTTTGAAATTCTATATATTGACGAAGATGCCAACATTCGCTTTACCAAAGTGCCAGCAAATGAAGGTATCTTGATTCGTGATTCAGGTGGCGAAGATAACTATTTAGGTTTTATCCGTATTATTCGTTCATATACCAAGCGAAAGGTCGAAATATTGAAGTTGGAATTCAGTACAAGTGAAAGTACCTGGTATTTTGAGTCAAGAGCTGGTGGAAGTTTACAGTTGAAAGATATTGTTGATCATTACTGGAAAGATGTTCCAGTAGTTGAGTTTGTCAACAATGAAGAGCGAATTGGTGATTTTGAAGGCGTCATCAGTATTGTGGATGCCTATAACACAGTTCAATCGAATACAGCAAATTTATTCCAATATAACGATGAGGCATTGATGAAGATTTCTAAACTTGGAGATGTAACAACAACAGATATTCAAGAAATGCGAAAAAAAGGAGCAATCATTCTTGACGATGGTGGAGATGTATCCTGGATGTTAAAAGAAATTAATGATACAGCTTTAGAAAACTATAAGAACCGCTTAGTAAGTGACATGCATTTGTTTAGTTCAGTTCCGAATATGACAGACAGTGCTTTTGCATCTAATCTTTCAGGCGTGGCTATTTCTTACAAGATGTGGTCAATGGATCAAGTTATTGCAATCAAAGAAAGAAAATTTAAAAAATCGCTTCAAAGAAGGATTGAACTGATTACTAATATCTTGAATTTATTCGGTGGAAATTACGACTATCGTGACATCAATGTTGTATTTAATCGAAATCGTCCTCAAAACAAGCTAGAGAATGCTCAAATTGCTCAAATGATTTCACCGTTCATTTCTCATCAAACACTTCTTTCAAAGTTGGACGATATCGAGAATGTTCAGGAAGAATTAGAAAACATCAAAGAAGAAAATGAAGATGAAGAGGTAAAACAGGGCGTTTATCAAAATCTAGTCAATGCATTTAAGTTGAGTGAGGACGAATTGGATGAATAAGACTGAAAAAGAAAAACAGTTAGCAATTGCTAAAGATTGTCTATTGGATGAACTGGAAGAAATAGATGACATTGTAGAAGATCTACTGGATATCTATGATGAAGCAGCTGAACGCTTAAAAGCAGATATTCAACGATCCTTGATTCGTTTTGCAGAAAACAATGAAATATCTATTGAGGAAGCAAAAGGGCTACTAAGCAGCAAAGAATTTACTAAGTGGAAAAAAAGTATTGAAGAATACATTGAACAAATAGAAAAAGAAGCTGATGGAACAAAGATGTTAATGGAATTAAATACTTTATCAACTAAGACCAGCATTTCGAGAAAGGAAGAACTGCTTTCGCAGATTGATAAAGAAATGATGACTTTAGCCAATAAAACAACAAGAAGTATTAAAAAGCATCTTGGTATCGTACTTGTCAACAACTATTATCGTGGTTTCTATTCTGTTCAAAAAACAGTCGGCTTGGGATTTAATGTGGCAAGATTTAATCCTCAACTGGTTAAAAGTGTTCTTGAATACCCATGGTCAACAAAAGTCTATTCTAAAACGATTTGGGATAACATTGACAAATTGACCGAAACCTTAAGAAAAGAACTGGCAACAGGATTCGTGGATGGAAGTTCTATTCAAAAGATGACAAAGCGAATTGATGATGTTCTAGGTAAAGGTAAATATGTAACGGAGCGTGTGGTTAGAACAGAAGCAAAGTATTTTGCTCAACAAGCGCAATTGATGTCATATAAAAAAATGAAGATTGATGAATATATGTACCGAGGCGCTGGATGTCCGAAATGTAAACCATTGAATGGTAAAAAGTTCAAAATCGAAGATGCAACAGTCGGCGTCAATTGTCCACCAATGCATCCGAATTGCAAATGCCGAGTAATCGCAGTTCATGCAATGAGTATTTTTGATCAAGAACGAAATGTCGTTCCATTGGATAAGAATATCAACTATCAAAAATGGAAAGAAAGATTTATTAAAAATGGTAATAAAGCGAAATAAGGCTTTGTTATAGAGAGTGGTTAAAGGAGGAAAACAAAATGGAAGAAGCTCAAGAAACAAAACAAGAAAAAACAATCGGAGAAAAAATCAAAGAAGTTGTTTTTGGCAAAAAGAGTGATGAAGAACCATCGGAGGTAGAAACAACAGTTGAAGCAGAACCAACTGCTGAAGAACCAAAGGAGGATGAGGCTCAAGAAGGCGCTTTATCAAAGGAAGATATGGATGCAGCCATTGAAAAAGCGAAAGCAGATGCTATTGAAGAATATAAAAAAGCACAGGCTGAAAAAGAAAGAAAAGCATCCTTGACACCTGAAGAATTAAAAGCAGAAGAAGATGCGGAAAAAGACAAGAAGATTCAGGCGTTGGAACATGAAATTATGGTCAACAATTCTAAAAATGACGCAATCAAAAAATTAGATGAAGCTGGTTTACCTGTAAAATTGGCAGATATTATTAACTATTCAACAAAAGAGACTGCGGAGGCATCGTTGAATCATATCATTAAAACGTATAGTGAGTGTCTTGAAAATGGAATTAAAGAGAAGTTAAAAGGTAAGACACCTGAAGGACTTCATTCAAATGCCGCAATCAATGATATGCAGGATAAACAAAATAAAATCAGAAAATATATGGGAATTAAGTAATAGGAGGAAAGAAAAATGGAAAATGTAATTGATTATGCTACTTTATTTGCACCTTTGATGGATGAACTTTATAAACAGGAAGCTAAGACTTCTATCCTTGAAGGGGATGAAACCACTGTTTTAAAAGGAGCACATGGTGAAATCAAGGTTGCAAAAATTGACATGGATGCACTTGGTGACTATGACCGTAAATCGGGTTATACAAAAGGAGGAACAAAATTTGCTTGGGAAACAGTCAAATATGACAAAGAACGTTCTCAAGAGTTAAACATCGACCGAATGGATAACGAAGAAGCATTAGAAATGCCTGCATCTAAACTATTAAGCGAATTCATTCGTACAAAGGTTATTCCTGAAACGGATGCAGCTCGTATTGCTAAAATTTGTGGAACTACTGGTATTACAGTAAAAGAAGAAAAATTAGCTGACGGAGCAGCTGTTGTTAAAGCATTAAGAGCAGCATCGGACAAAATGGATAACGATGAAGTGCCTGAAGAATCACGTATCCTGTTCATTGTCGGTTCTTACCTTTCATTGATTGAAGATATGGATACAACCAAATCTAAAAAGATTTTAGATAAGTTCTCAACAATTATCAAAATGCCACAATCTAGAATGTACACTCAAATCACATTGGCAGATGGTAAAACTGAGTATGGTTATAAGAAAACACCAACAACTGGTAAAAACGTCAACTTCGTTGTGATTGAAAAATCAGCTGCAGTATCAGCAATGGAACAATGGATCAAGTATTTTTCACCTGATGAAAACCAGAATGGCGATTCTCATAAGTGGGATTATCGAAACAATAACTTATATGCACATGTTTATGAAAATAAATTAGCTGGAGTTTATTGCTCTCACGATTCTGAATAGGAGGACAAGATATGGAAACAAAAGGAACAGTAATTGGTTTAGGCACTGAAAAGCCTGGAAGTAAACTGGAAGAATTAAAAAAAGAAATTTCTAAAAAAGATGGTGAAATCAAAAAACTATCAGAAGAAAACACTTCTTTGAAAAAGAAGATTAATGAACTTGAAAAAGGAGGCTCTACAGATGGAACAAATGAGAAGGATACTGAAGGAAGTTCTGGAGCATCCAAAGGTAAGAAATCTTAGTGATGAACAAAAAGAACAGTTAGAACCGATTATCGCACGATATGCAAACCGTGTTAGATTAAAAGTTTTAGCACATTGCAATCGTAATGATTTACCTGAAGCACTGGAATCAGTTGTAGCAGAAATCACTGAAGACATGCTGATGGCTGACAAAGTTATTGCTACCGATAACAAGGAAGTTGCCAGCGTAAGCCGAGGTGATACAAGCATTACCTACAAAGATCTTGCTTCAGCCTATAACAATGCAATTGACTTTATGAAAGATTATTCATGTCAATTAGTCCACTTTAAAAGAATGAGGCTTCCAAGAGATCCTAATGATGAGTGAAGCTGAAATTCTAGCATTAACTTATTATGATAAAATGAGCGTTTATCGACCTTTTAAAGACACTTTACCGACTGGTGAAAGTGTCTTTTATAAAGGCCTAGATGGCAAAAAAATATATGAAGATATACCATGCGCCTTGTCTAGCTTTTCTAATGGAAAGTCAAATAAGAATGATGTAAACGTAAAAGTCGAAAGTGATTATAAGTTGTTTTATGATCCAAAAATAAAAGTCGAAAAGAATGACACAATTGTTTGTGTACACGAAGGCACACGCTATGTGTTGGTGGCTGGAAAGCAATATACATTGCCAAGCCATGCAGAACTTCCAGTCTTGGAGGATAAGAACACAGCATGAGTCAATCGGATATTGTAATTGAAGGTTTAGATGAATTTGAAAAGAAACTTGTACAAATCATTTCGCACGATTATCCGCGCGAGTTTGAACAGATGGTCATTCAAGTTGCAAACGATCTTCAAACAGCAACTGCTGATATTACTCCAGTTGACACGAGCCATCTTCAAGAAAATTGGTTTGTTGGTGAATTGGTCAAACGAGGAAACGACTATTACATCGAGGTATATAACAATGTTGAGTATGCCGAGCCTGTAGAGTATGGTCATAGAACAAAAAACGGTGGTTTTGTTGAAGGAGCTCATATGATGGAATTATCAGTTGAACTTTTAAAAATACAGTTACCTTCTTATTTAAGAGACTGGTTGAGTGATTTTATAAGTAAGCATGATCTAAATGATTAAGATTACAGAAATTAAAACATCCATAACCAGGCTTTTGAAAAAAACGGAAGATATTGATGTATTTTTTACAAATATCAGCAAAACAGATTCAAGTGTTGAAGAAAGCCGAATTTATAAGTATTTCCATGTTTCTTTGATTCCAATCAGCACAGCGCTGTTTGGAAAGTATTTGCGAGATAGAGCGCTGTTTGTAGATGTTGCTTATATCAATGATAAAGCAGATAACAATACTTTCTATAATTGGATGGAAACAATGGATCAACACTTTTTGCCTTATGTTCAAATTGGCAAACGCTCAATCACTATTGAAAGCAGTTCTTTTAAAATCGTGGACAATGTAGGGCATTACACTTTCACATTAAAGTTTAGAGATGTGATTGATTATAAAGAGCAAGGTGTACTTGCAGAAGATCTAAACATTAACTTTGTAAAGGAGGATTAAATTTTATGAATTTACCACAAATTTTGATTGAGTTTAAAAGTAAAGCTCAATCTATCATTCAACGAAGCGAGCGTGGAATTGTTGCAGTCATTTTAAAAGACAATACTGCAGGTGCGATTCCATTTAGTATTTATAAAAGTTTGAGCGATGTAGATTTTGAAAAAATGAGCGAGAAGAATTATCGTTATTTGAAATTGATTTTTGATGGAGCACCATACAAAGTCATGGTCGCAGTAATTCCTGAAGAAGACAACAACTATAGCAATGCATTAAAGGTTTTAGAAAACTATAAATGGAACTATCTAGTTGTCCCATCGGCAAATGTAGAAAGCACTCCAGTTATTAGTTCATGGATTAAAGAGCAAAGAACGAATAACAAGAAAACATTTAAAGCAGTACTTGCCAATCATGCTGCGGATTGCGAAGGAATTATTAATTTCACCACTGATAATATTGTTTCAACAATCACAGGAAGTGAAGTTAAGCTAACAGCGGCTGAATATTGTGCTCGTATTGCTGGTATTGTTGCGGGGCTAAGTTTATCTCGAAGTTTAACATACTATGTTCTAACAGATATTATCTCAGCGGACATTCCTAGTAATCCTGAAGAATTAGTCAATAAAGGCGAATTGGTTATTTTGTTCGACGGAGAAAAATACAAAATCGCAAGAGGCATCAACAGTTATACTTCAGGGAACAATGAAGATCTTAAAAAGATTAAGGTTATTGAAAGTAAAGATACTGTCTATCAAGATATCAAGACTACATTTGAAGAAAAGTATGTTGGTAAGGTCATTAATGATTATGACAATAAACAAAATCTTGTAGCAGCGATTGTTACATATTTCAAAAGTATGGAAGGAGACGTATTAGATCGTACTTACAATAACAGTTGTGCAATTTCGCTCGAAGACCAACGAAGTTATTTATTAAGTCAAGGAGAAGATACTGAAGCTATGAGTGATATTGAAATTTTACAGGCCAATACAGGAAGTATGGTTTTTTTAACTGCAGCAATCAAGTTTGTTGATGCAATGGAAGATTTAAAAATGGAAATCAATATGTAGGAATAGGAGGATACAACAATGAGTATACGAGGTAACAAAGTCCTTTCAGGTACATGGGGCGAAATTTGGGTTGATGGTGTTCCAATCGTTGAGTTCAAAAAAATTGAAGCGAAAGTATCAGCTAATCGAGAAGAAGTTCAGATGGGTATTGATATCGACAGCAAGATGACAGGACTCAAAGGAGAAATCTCAATCACAATTAACAAAACATACAGCAATTACAATGACGTTATGAAAAATTATGTTCAAGGTAAGGATGTACGTTCTCAAGTAATTGCAAAGTTAGCAGATCCTGATGCAGTGGACGCTCAACAAGAGCGCTGGTCATTTGATAATGTATGGTGGAATGATATTCCGCTATTTGTGGCTGAAAAAGGCGCACTTATTGAAGAAGAATTAACTGGAGGATTTACACCTAGCGATGCAGTTAACTTAGATACAATCAAACGATAGGAGGAATTCATATGGAAAAGAAATCAACACTAGAAATATTCGCTGCGAAAGCTTCAGCAGCTATGAAAAGAAAAAAATCATTCGTGCAATACACTTTAAGCTTCCCTTCTTTTGAAAAGCTAGAAGACGAAAATGGCGAAGGTCAGCCATTGAAAATTAAATTCAGAACTTTATCCGATGCAGAAATCAATGATTGCTTGGCATATGAAAGTGATGATCCAAACGGAGCAGATAAATATGCTATGTATATCGCTTCGGTTGAACCATCATTAAAACAATTAGGCCAAGCCTTAAAAGAAGCTGGTGATATTGTGCATCCTATGGAAGTGATGGAAATGTTTGAACGACACGAAATCACAGAAGCTGCCATGATCATCATGGAAAAATCAGGCGTACTAAGTAAAAACAAAGTTACAGTCGTTGATAAAGGGCTAGAAAATTTAAAAAACTAATTCGAACTAATGGTGATTTTAATCTGCTACATCATTATGTTCAATTAGGATGGAAAATAGAGGAGTTTGTAGAATTACCGAATTACTACAAACTTTTTTATAAAGCTTCTATGGATGTAGCAATAGAAGATATGCAAAAAGCAGCGCAGATTAAGATTGGAGGTGGCAAGAATGGCAATCATTGAAAAGATTAAGATTTCTGATGAAGGTATAGCAACGCTTAAAAAGTTGAAAGATGAACATAAGACTTTCAAGGATGAAGTCAAATCAACAAGAGATGAGTTGAAAAAAGCATGGGATCATAAATATAAACCAGCTATTGAAACAACATCAGCCATGAAATCCATTCGAGCCATGCAATCCAAAGCAAATGAATTTAAGAATAATCTAAAAGCAAGGTTTCATTTAGAAGATAACGCAGCTTTAATCAAGTTAAATAGTATTTATAAAAGTATGTTAAAACTATCAACAATGACAGTTGCGCCGATTGTTAAAATTAGAGATCATGCATTATCAAAACTGAAATCTACAATCAAATTGTTTAATGATCTAAAAAATAAAGCAGTTTCCCCTATCGTCAAGATTAAGGATAACTTCACTTCAAAGGCAAATAAAGTCAAAGCAGAAACAAAGTGGCTTGCAAAAACAGTTGCAAGACCAGCCGTGCTATTGAAGGACATGATAAGCAGCAAGTTATCTCCGGTTAAAGTAGCTTTAAAGACGTTAACCAAAAAAGCGTACACGGCAACAATAACAGCAGTCAATAAAACAGCTAGTGGTATATCTTCTACAATGAAGAGTTTGGCTAAAATAGGAAAGAAATTAGTTGTTCCTGTGACAGTAGTAGCGACAGGAACAGCTGCTGCACTTGGTGCTGCTGTCAAATCGGGAATGACTTTAGAAAATCAACAAGTCAGCATTGAACATTTTATCGGAGCTACCAATAAAGACTATGGTGAATCTCAGATAAAAGAAGCGGCAAAAACATTTACTGAGCAGTTACGACAGAACGCCAATGCAACACCATTTGAAACTGGCGAAGTTATTCAAGCAGGAAGTCGTGCAGTAGCGATTACACAAGGAAACACAAAGTCGGCAATGTCTTTGGTTCGATTGGCAGAAGATATGGCAGCTGCTTCAGGTGGAACGAAATCAATCAGCGATGCAATGGAAGCTTTAGCCGATGCGAAGCTTGGAGAAATGGAACGTTTAAAGGAATTTGGCTTTAAAGTATCGGCTGATGAATTTAAACAAAAAGGATTTGAAGGGGTTTCCAAAGATTTAGAAGACTTCTATGGAGGTGCTGCAGCCAAACTGGCTACAACTGGTACAGGGTTATTATCTACAATTACTGGTAAGTTAAAGTCAGGAATCGCTGATTTCGGATTGAATATTGTTGAACAACTAAAACCAGTCTTTACAAACATTATCGGCTTGATTGATAAAGCGATGCCTTATGTCCAAGAGTTCGGTGTAAAATTTGGTGAAGGACTTGGAAAAGGAATTCAATATATATCATCAATCATGCCATCGTTTATTAATGGCTTCCAAATGATGATGCCCGCAATTCAATCAATTGTTTCAGGGGTTCAGCAGATGCTGCCGCCAATCATGACTTTTGGAGGAACGATTGTTACTACGATACAAAATGTAGTAGTCAAGGCAACGCCGATAATTGACCAGATTATTCAAGCAATTGCTCGTATCTTACCTGCAGTTCAGCCGATTTTTTCTACAATCGTTACAACAATCGGAAATATCGTCACAACTGTATTGCCTCCACTTGGAACAGCTTTTTCAATGATTGCAGATGTTATCGTAGCGATAGCACCTATTATTTCAGATACATTCTCAGCAATCAGTGAGGTTGTAACAAATGCGATAGCAGGTATTAGTTCGGTGATTCAAGGTGGACTTGAATTGATCAGTGCTATTTGGTCAGGTAGCTGGCAAGGAGTTGTAGATGCCTTTGGATCAATCTTTGGTGGAATTGCTGAAATTTGTAAAGCTCCTATGAATGCAGTCATTGCGATTATCAATGGAGCAATCAGAGCAATTAATAGTATTTCAGTCGATATTCCTGCCTGGGTGCCAGTTGTTGGAGGTCAACACTGGGGATTAAGCTTAGGACAAATCCCATATCTTGCCAAGGGTGGTGTTGTCAATGAGGCAACAACAGCGGTCATTGGTGAAGCTGGTAAAGAGGTGGTTATGCCTCTTGAAAGAAACACAGGTTGGATTGGTCAATTAGCAGGACAAATTATGAGTAGGATGACTGGGTTCAGTATCCAATTGCCTACTGTAAGTAAAGATATACCAATGACTAACGGAAACACTATATCTCCAGCTTCTAGTGGAAAGACTTTATCAGTAGTCATTACGATTGCAAAACTTGCTGACAGTATCGTAGTCAAAGAAAAAGGTGATATCGATGATATTGCTGAAGAAGTGGCTGATAAGATTTTAGAAGTTGTTGAGAATTTATAGGAAGGAGATTTGCATGAAAAGAAGAATAATCGAATTGAATGTGAATAACCGACAGGAATTTTTAAAGCTATCAGTAAATCCAGCTTCTATTGTTTTTACCGATATGCAAAATAACCAGCAGATTAATTTGTTGGAAGTGGGCACTGCACTTCTTTTAGGGAACAGAGGCTTGATAACGACAACGCTTGAGAGTTTCTTCCCTTCTGAAAGTTCGCCTTTTTATAAAAGATATGGAGGGGTTAGGACACCTCAGGAGTGCAAGGCTCTTATTAAAAAATGGAAAGATAAAAATATGATTGTTCGCTTGATCATATCAGATATGGATATAAATTTAGCCATGGCAATCAATAACTTCACGACAACACATCGTGAAGGAGATGATGATATTTATTACAGTATCGAGTTAGTAGAATATAAAACTTTAAACGTCCCAACTGTTAAGGTTTCGACCAAAGTGAAAAGTTCTATTCAAAGAAGACCTGCACCAACCGCTCCCTCACAAGCAAAACCCTCAGGTGGTTCATCTACAGGAAGATCATACACGATCAAAAGTGGTGACACTTTATGGGCGATTGCTACAAGATACTATGGTAATGGCGCTCAATATTCGAAGATATATAACGCTAATAGTGGAACTATAGAGTCTGTAGCCCGAAGCCGAGGGTTTAGAAGCTCGCAAAACGGACACTGGATTTTTCCAGGCACGAGCATAACGATTCCATAATGCAATTATTAACAGGTGGAAAAGATATCATTGAGCTTGTAAGGGAGATAACATGGTCAGGCGATACAAAAGAAGTATCAAGAAAGCTCAATTTCGTAATTTATCAAAACGACATAGATAAGTTAATGCCAGCAGTTTCTATCAATGAAGGAGATGACATCATCTTTAAAGATGATGCAGGAAAAGCTATCTTTGGTGGAGTCATTCATAAAAAAGATAGAAAAGCAGCAGAAAAGAGTTTCACTTTTCTAGCGTACGATTTACTGTTCTATGTCAACAAGTCAGAAATATCCAAGATATTCAATTCAACTCCTGAAGCAATTACAAGATCTATTTGTAACGATCTTAATATTCCAGTTGGAAGTCTAGCTTCAACAAATGTTAAGGTTTATTATCCTTGTCTTGGGAAAACCGCTTATGAAGCAATAATGATTGCTTATACACAAGCGGGCTATCAAACTGGAAATGTTTATATTCCTATCATGAAAGATATAAACAAATTGAGTATCATCCAAAAAGGTCAGTATTCAAATGTGGTTTTAGAAGGTACGTACAATCTTGAAGATAGCACTTATTCAGTTACTTCTGAAAATGTAGTCAATAAAGTGGTGATTACCGATAAAGAAGGAAATACCATCAGAACATTAGAAGATATTGACTCGATGAATAAGTATGGAACAATTCAAAAGGTTTATAAAACACAAGATGGAAAAGATTCCAACGTTGAGGCAAAAGCTCTCATGCATGGAATTGATAAAAATGGTTCTGTTCTAGCTTTAGGTGATGTTCGTGCAATATCAGGGTATTCGGTAGCTGTCCAGGAAAGTAAATCTGGACTGTATGGTCTTTTTTATGTTGAAAGTGATTCTCACACATTTATGGATGGGAAACACGAAATGTCACTCACATTAGCATTCGAAAATATGATGGATGAAAAGGAACTTCCTACATCCTAGAAAGGAGCACCTATGAAAAAAACAGATAGAAAAATAGTGAATTTAGTGAATGCACTAAAGAGTAAATGTCAAAATAGCAACAATCTATATGTTGCTAAAGTAATCAGTACAAGTCCGTTCAAACTAAAACTGTATGATCAAATAATTACTGAACATATTTATGTCAATAACTCATTTTTAAAAACATCATCAAATGCAATAGATTCCAATATTACTTGGGATATGAATCACGATTATGTTCCCAGCAGTTTAATTAGCTTTACAAGAAAGATGTTTAAAGCTGACCTATTAAGTGCTGGCGATACTGTTATTGTTTTTTTGGATGGTGTTTCCTTTTATGTATTGGAAAGAGTCACGAAGGTTGCATGAGCAATTCAATCTTTCCTTTTATTGATACAAGCAAATACGAAGATGTTATTGAGAGTGATAAATTAGAAGAATTATGCGAGTATGCGTTTGATTTCAAGAATAACTGCCTTCTAACAAACAGTGCAGGACAAAACTATTATGTATATCGAAACGAGGCTTTGAAAGTTTGGATATATAAGGCGCTGATGACTCCACGCTATCAGCATCTAGCTTATACGGAAGACTATGGAAACGAGATGTTTTCTATGATCTCTCAAGCGATAGACCAAGAAGTTATGCTTCTTGAATTGAAGAGATATGTTACAGAAGCATTGATGTACAACCCTTATATTCAGGAATTGAATAGTTTTGAATTCGAAGTCAAAGGCTCGGAAGTATTGATTCGATTTACTGTAGTTTCTATATATGGACAAATGCAGTATGAACAGATAATGAAAGAAGGTGTTGGACAATGAAAAGAAATTATCAAGAAGTGATAGATGCTATGAGTAATGGCGAATACACTGCTGAAGAAATCAAAAGTCGTATTAGATCATACTTGAATAATCCAGCATCTAAAATCGAAGGTTCATTTGCTATGGATAGCATACAGGCAGTAGCTCAAGAAATGGCAAGAGCTATCAATATGCGAATTATTGATTTCATTGATATGGCCATGCTAGACACAGCGGCATATGAATTTTTAGATCGAAAAGGATTAGATTATGGTTTGGCAAGAAATCCAGCAACTGCTTCTAGTGGTTATGTTAAACTCGCTGGAGCACAAGGAACGATCATTCCAAAAGGAACAACCCTTTTATCGGACACCTACACGTTTAAAACTGATTTTGAAGCAATCATCTCATCTTCAGGAACGACTAGTGTGAGAGCAACATGTACAGAACTTGGAATCGCTGGAAACGTTCTAGCAGGTGCGATTACTGGAATTAGGGCTACTGAAGGAATTGATGGTGTAAAAGTAACCAACGAAGAACCTTTTCAAGGTGGAACTGAAGAAGAAACGGATGAGTCTTACCGTAAAAGGATCTACGAAAAGATACAAATGCCGATTGCTTCAGGAAATGCCAATTCTTATATATATTGGGCAAAGCAGGTTTCAGGTGTCGGGAACGCTCGATGTATTCCTTTGTGGAATGGAGCTGGGACGGTTAAGGTCGTAATTTTATCTTCGGATGGGACTGCACCTGATGATACAGTGATAAAAAATGTTGCTGCCTACATTGAAACACAAAGACCAATAGGTGCTAAAGTGACGGTTTCAAAAGCGGAAGCAAAAGAAATTGTTATTGATGGCACAATTAAAGTTTCACCTGGTTATAGGCTTGTTGATGTTCAAACAGAAGCCAATCGTATTATCCGTGAATATCTAACAGGAATTGCTTACGAGGAAGAAAGCAAGGTGTTATCTTACTTCAAGATAAGCGACTTGATATTTAACGTTGAGGGAGTTTCAGACGTCTTGGATTATACGGTTAACGGTAGGAAACAATCCATCACGGCAGAAGCTGCAGAATTCTTTTCTCTATCGGAGATAACACTTCATGAGAATTGATTCAGTTAACTATCTTCCTCAATTTATACTTGATATTCCTGAAATGAAGGAACTTCTATATGCCGAACAAAAAGGTCTGGATGAGTTCTTTGACTATATTGAATTGATGCGGAATCAAACTTCAATCAGTACAGCCAGTATCTACCTTTCAAGATATGAGAAAATGTTTGGATTGAATGTCAGTCCTGCTCTTACTGATTCAGAAAGGATAGGAAGAATTCTTGCAAAATTAAATACAAGAACAAATTCAACTGTAGATGCCATCAAAACAGTTGTTTCATCTATTACTGGATGCGAGACGGAAATAGAAGAATACTACAGTAAGTACGCTTTTATGATTGATGTCTTAAGAGATAACGATCAATTAATCAATATTGAAGATATCAAAGAAGCGGTGGAAATTATTAAACCAGCACATCTTGCTTTTACAGTTATGATGTGTTGGAAATGGACGGTTGGAATTAAAGTCAGTTCAACCATTTACAAAGTAGCTCATGATGTATGTGGTGGGTTTGGTAATGATTATGATTATTGTGGAGAAACACCTGAACTAAGCTATATAGGAAAGATAGAAGAAACAGGAATACAAGTTAAAGCAAGAAATGAAAGTCATTCATTCCCTTATGTGTATACAGGTCAATATCCAATAATTTCTACTTTAGGAAGTGTAGAGGATGGAGATATTAAAGTTAACGCGGTACATGAAACACATGGATATGATTATGACTTTACATCTTTTGAAGCGGGGATAATCCCTCATATTTCAACGCTGGGCGTTGGTAATGAAGAGAACGGACAAATAAACGTGGATATAGAAAACTACGCCACACCGCTTTTATTTGCCCAAGAGGATGGCGATTATTGTGGCGAAGATTAGGAGGTATGGATATGCCATTTAGTACGAAGGCATTTAAAGGTTTGGTATCTCATGCACATAGAGAAATTGTTTCAGCAAAGTATAAAATCCAAAATACCTATTATGAGGCAACGATTAACAGTATTGAAGAGAAAGAATCGGAGTTGGTGGTGCATTTACAACTTAACCCATCAATCAGTCAAGAAGTAACGGTGTCTGAAATTGCTTTATACGATACATCAGGAGATCTATTTTATAAAAAGGCTGAAAACATTAAATTCAATCCTTTGAATGAAGGAATTATTGTAAAGATAACGATTAATTTTATGGAGGTAAGCTAGTATGGGATTATTATATAAAGCAACAAAATGGCTCGATCACGTAACGCAATATCCAATGCGTAGACGAATTACAAACAATAAAGATGGAACTGCAGATATAGTTCGTGCAGAAGGTGATGTGATTCAACAAGGAACACCGAGAAATGCCAAGAACTATAACAACATGGAAGAAGGGATTCTTGCAAATCAGATTCTTGCTCTGTTTTTGCAGCAAGAAACGCTTCAACTACAAAGAGCAGCTGCAGAAAATCATGGTGAATTTGGTGTAGTAACTATCAAAAATACAAATAAATATCCATTTTCATCTGCTTCGATAACAGTTCCAATTAAAGAAAAAAGGTCGAATCTTGATTATGTTGTTCAAATTGAAGTGTCGGAAACGGACGGGAATATTGAAAGAATTGAAGTTTTTGACAAGCAGTTAAATGGATTTAAATTGGCGTTTAAAGGCAGTGCAAAAAATGTGAAATTAAAATATAAAGTAACAGGAGGACGATATTAATGAATGGTGTAAAGATAATCAATAAGAACGAAGGAACAAAGATTGACTATGAAATTATTGGAAATAAAATTATTTTCAATGATGAATTAATGTTGAATCTAGCTAAGTATGAACGTGATGATCCAATGCATATCGACATTTGCATGGATGAATTTGGATGTTTGTGCATGGGACTAGCTAATAATTATGTGGCTCAAATTGATATTTTAGCTAGAAAATACCAATTTGTAGAAGATGGTGTGGATGAAGAAGGCCACACAAAATACAACAAGGTAGCAGTTCCTTTTGATATTAAAAATGTAGATATTACATTATGGGGGGTTGAAGAATAATGGAAACAAATTTTGATGCAATCAAGTTAGCGGTTGAAGCAGCGACTGGCGGAAAAAATACAGTATTATTTGATGATTTAGGAAATCCATCAATCATGGTTAGAATTCCTAAATTTAAAATTTCAGATGTAATTCAAGGTGGTTCTGATTCAGTACATCCAGCCTTTATTGTTAATGGTGTAGAAAAAGATGAGATTTTTATTAGTAAGTATCAAAATATCGTAGTGAATGATCGAGCGTATTCTTTGCCAATGCAAGATCCAAAAGTTTATATTGATTTTGATACAGCAAGAAAAGCTTGCGAAAACAAAGGTAAAGGTTGGCACTTAATGACAAATGCGGAATGGGCTGCAATTGCTTTGTGGTGCAAAAAGAACGGATACTTCCCAAGAGGTAATAACAGCTATGGAAGCGATACATCATATCCGCATGAAAAAGGTGTTGAAACTTATAAATATGATGGAAAAACAGGTAGAGTTGGAACAGGTTCAGGACCAGTCACATGGGCACATGATGGAAGTAATTCAGGTATCTTTGATTTGAATGGAAATGTATGGGAATGGGTTGGAGGACTTCGATTAGTTGATGGTGAAATCCAAGTTATTGCTGATAATAATGCAGCATGTGATGCAGATATGAGTGCAAATTCTAGCCATTGGAAAGCGATTGATAAGAGTGGAAACTTAGTTGCTCCAAAATCTGCTAATACATTAAAGCTTGACTATACAGTAGATCCAGGTACTGTAAATACAGGAAAAGGAGTTCCTAAATTAGTAACTGCTCTAGCACATCAACAAACTACTGATGATCCATATGCAGCAGGACAATTTGAAGATATGACAGCAGACGGAAGTATCGCCCCGCCAGAAATCTTAAAGGCATTAGCTATTTATCCTGATGGAACAAAAGCAAATCATGGAGATTATATCTATATGAGAAATAAGGGAGAGCGTTTGCCTTTTCGTGGTGGCCTTTGGGCTAATGGTAGCCATGCAGGCGTGTTCGCTGTATACTTGAGTGACCCACGCTCCGATTCGACTCACATTGCAGGTTTTCGCTCCGCTTATGTCGGTCTGTAATTTTGGTATCAGTGTTCTGTTTTTGCCACGTAAGTGGCAATCATTCCCACCAGCGATTAAGCTGGTGGGATTATTTTTTTTATTGTGTATATTATTACGCATGTTATAATCTACCTGAGGTGGTAACAATGGATAATCAATTAGGCTCGTATGAAACGCAACTGATCATACAACAGGAGGTTTATGATATGTTGCTATATGCCTATCCATTGTTGGATCATTTTCCAAAGAGTCAAAAATTTTCTTTAGTTCAAGATATTAAAAAAAAGATGGATTCAGTTCTTGAATATGCAATTGCAGCTAATAAAAAATACGCTAAGACTACAACACTTGAAAAAATGGATGTAGAACTAGCTGTATTAAAGGTTTATGTAAGATTAGCATTTGACTTGCAATATTTTAAAGGCGAAAACCACTATATGGAAATGTCTAGAAGATTAGATAAAGTCGGCAAGATGTTAGGTGGTTGGATTAAGGCTGAAAAAGAAAAATCAGGAAATAAAGCTGTTGATAAGCCATATGTTTGTGAGAAATGTGGCACAAGAATAACTCCTAAGTCTTATGAATATTCAATGAAAAATTTTGGTAAATCTCTTTGTTATGCATGTCAAAAAAGTCATAAGGATTAGATGAATTGTGAGCCCTTTTCGCTCCGTTCTATTCTTTTATGCTATTTTGGGATTAGGCTATAAGCGTTTGCCTTTTCGTGGTGGCGCTTTTTGGTACTGTTCGGGTGCAGGCGTGTTCGCTTTGAATTTGAACAACCCACGCTCCAATACTTGGGACAGTATAGGTTTTCGCTCCGCTTTATCCTTATGGGATTAGATTATTATGAAGACCTTTTCGTGGTGGCGCTTTTTGGAACTATTCGAATGCAGGCGTGTTCGCTTTGAATCTCAACAACCCACGCTCCAACTCTGACAATGATAGAGGTTTTCGCTCCGCTCTAACCCTATAAAGAGTAATGGGATTGGACTATATGATTTGCCTTTTCGTGGTGGCAATTGGGATAATGGTAGCAATGCAGGCGTGTTCGCTGTAAACTTGAGTGACCCACGCTCCAATTCGAATCACAATGCAGGTTTTCGCTCCGCTCTGCTCTTGCAATTAGGTATATGATGGATACGTCTATCATTTCAAATCAAGGGAATAAAGGAGTCTAATTCCATGCTGAATAAGCAAAAAAATAAATAAAGATGAAAACTGATAGTAATGTTAAATGAACTCCGTTAAGCATCTTAAAATTAGGTGATGATCATGGCGAAAATAAAGAACGTATATGACTATATCGTTAGCGATGAAAACATATACAAGGCTTATTTAAACGCTCGTAAAAATAAAAGATATAGAAAAGATGTACTCATATTTACCCAAAACCTAGAAGCAAATCTAGTTAAGATTCAAAATGAATTAAGAAGCGAAGTTGCTGATTATCCTAAATATAAAGAGTTCTATATTTATGAACCAAAGTGTCGTTTGATCCTTGCTCAAGACTTTCCTGAAGTGATAAAACAGTGGGCGTTTTATCAAGTTTTAAGTCCTATGTTTACTAGGATGTACATCAAGGATTCTTATGCTTGCATCAAAGGAAAAGGACAAATTGCAGCAGTTAAAAGGCTTCATTATTGGCTTAAATTAGTCAATAGCAAAAGATACAATAGGCTGAAAAACGGCTTAGATGTATCTGATTTAAACAAGTGGTATTACTTAAAAATAGACTTTAGCAAATACTTTTATAGAGTAGATCATAAAGTCATGATTGATGTATTGAAGAAGAAAATTAAGGATGATCGTGTTGTTAGATGGCTTGCAACCCGCATAGAAAGCCCTGATATGCCTTTTGGTTTGCCTAGAGGCATGCGTCCTGAAGATGTTGAAATGAGCGAACGTTTATATGATAAAGGAATGCCAGTGGGCGCTTTGATTTCACAGATGTTAGCGAATGTTTACAATGATCAGATAGACCAATATGCTAAAAGGACATTAGGAATCAAGTGTTATATACGTTATCAGGATGATATTGTGGTGCTTTCTGATGATAAGAAAAAAATAAAAGAATGGCATCAAAAACTAGAAAAGTTCGCAAATAATGTCATGAAAATGGAAATGAACCAAAAGACCTGTATTAGACCAATCAATCAAGGAATAGAATTTTGTGGTTTTCGCTTATGGGCTACACATATAAAAATAAGGAAGAGCACATCCTTGAGAATTAAAAGGAACTTAAAAGGCGTGATGAAACGATACAATGAAGGAGATTGCACTTTAGAACACGCTACGCAAGTAGTTAATTCATATTTTGGGCTGTTGAAACATTGTAATAGTTACGCATTAAAAACAGAAATATTTGGTGATTATGAAAAAGGAATAGATGGTTGGTTTGTACTGACTAGAAATCAAGGTAACGATTAATTTCGTTACCTTTTAATTATGTTTTAAAGTTCTTTATTTTTCGACTTTATTTATTTTTTATAGAATGAGCGATGAAAGGAGGAATATGTAATGGATATTTCGAAAACAACATCATTACTATTATTATTGATCGTTTTTGCGGTGTTGATTCAATTTATCGTTGAACGCTTAAAAGTAGTCTTAGGTAATAAGGTAATGAAGTATCTACCAGCGGATGTATTGGCTGCATTATTAGGCGTTTTGTTTGCGTTTATGTTTAGTATCGATGTATTTACATACTTCGATATGAATGAAACAATTCCATATGTAGGCAATATCATTTCAGGTTTGATTATTTCAGCGGGAGCACCTGCTATTCATGAGTTTATTGCTAATATTCGTGAACAAAGAAAGTTGCTTCAAGATTCTATCTCTACTGGAGTGGAATTGTTAGAAAAATCAGGAGGTGAAGAAAATGAATGAAGATGTAAAAGATATTGTAATTACTCCAGAAATGGAAGAAGAACTTAACGCCATGGGAAAAGGTGTGGAAGGAAGTGATGAGTAATGGATTGGAAAAACTTAAATGCTGATGTAAATAAAATCCTGAACACGCACTATACTAGTGGGCGTTCAGGACGAAAAATCAATAAAATTATCATTCATTATAACGCAGGCGATTTAACTGTAGAAGGATGTTATTCTGTATGGCAAAACAGACCAGCTTCAGCACACTATCAAGTTGAATCTTCAGGTCGTATTGGACAGTTGGTTTGGGATAGTGATACAGCATGGCATGCAAGTAACTGGGATGCTAACTGTTCAAGTATTGGAATTGAACATGCTAATAAAGAAGGCGGATATATTAGTGAAGCATGCTTAGATGCAGGAGCTCATTTAGTTGCAGCGCTATGTAAGTATTATGGATTGGGACGTCCTCAATGGAAAGTAAATGTATTCCCTCATAATCATTTCGCAGCTACATCTTGCCCTGGTCGATTACAGGATGAGCAAAGAGATGCGTACATGCAAAAAGCTCAACAATGGTATGATCAAATGATGAATGGAGCTGAATCTCCATCTACAGGTAACAAAAAATCCAGTGAGGAAGTTGCAAGAGAGGTGGTTGCTGGTAAGTGGGGAAACGGAGCTGATCGCAAGAACCGTTTAACTAGCGCAGGTTACGATTATAACGCTATTCAATCATTAGTAAATCAAATGGTAGGAGATTCAAACCCTGCTCCAAAACCAACAAAAACCATTGATCAGTTGGCAGATGAAGTTATTGCCGGTAAGTGGGGAAACGGAGCTGATCGTAAGAATCGTTTAACTAGCGCAGGTTACAATTATGATGCAGTTCAAGCAAAAGTTAATGAAAAATCATATGGATCAAAGCCTGGTAAATCCAACGAAGCAATTGCTAAAGAGGTTATTGCTGGTAATTGGGGAAACGGAGCTGATCGTAAGGCCCGTTTAACAGCTGCTGGGTATAACTATGATGCAATTCAAAGCATTGTAAATAGTTTGTGTAAGTAATTTGTAGGATAGTAGGAAATGCTATCCTACTCTCCTTTTCATAGCAATGCCCTTTGTGTGGAAGGAGAGATTAAAAATGAATAGTTTTATACCATGGATTGGCGGTAAAAAGTTACTTAGAAAAGAGATATTAAGCAGGTTTCCTAAAGAGCAACCATCACGTTATATCGAAGTGTTTGGAGGTGCAGGATGGGTATTATTTGCAAAAGAACATAACAGTAAGCAATTAGAGGTGTATAACGATCTAAATGGTGATTTAGTTAACCTATATAGATGCGTTAAATACCACGCTCAGGAAGTCCAAAGAGAATGTGAATTCTTATTAAATTCTAGAGAGATTTTTATTAACTATAAAGAACAAATGAATATCAATGGATTAACTGATATTCAAAGAGCAGCACGCTTTCTATATTTAATAAAGGTATCTTTTGGGGCTGACGGAAAAACATATGGAACAAACGCTAAAAATATATCGTATTCGGTGAATATGCTTCCTGAAATCAGTAAACGTTTAAATAGAGTTGTCATAGAGAATAAAAACTATGATAACCTTATTAAGGTATATGATAGAAACAATGCTCTGTTTTATTTAGATCCACCATATTATAAGACTGAAAAATATTATGGTAACTTGTTTGACGAAGAAGATCATATTAAATTAAGAGATATTCTAAAAGATATAAAAGGTAAGTTTATTCTTTCCTATAATGATTGTGCATTCATAAGAGAGTTGTATTCAGACTTTTATATAGAAGAGGTGGAAAGAAATAACAATCTTGTTAAAGATGGCGATTCTAGATATAAAGAATTGATTATAAGAAATTACAAGTAAAATATCAAAATACGATATAAAATATCAATAATGTTATAGCAATGTTTGGGGTGATAAAATTCAATTAAAGGGGCGTTGCTATGGCGATTAAAATATACCTGTCTGAGCTATTAGGAAATAAGAAAATGACTCAGGCAGAACTAGCTAGAAAGACTGGTATTAGACCTAACACGATTAATGAAATATATTGGGAAATGGTGGATAGAATCAGTCTAGAACATATTGAAAAAATATGCTCAGTTTTGAATTGTGAAGTGTGTGATTTAATCAAAATAAGAAACAGAAAATAAGCATTAAAAAAGGACATTTATTTGGCGTTTAAAAGCCGCTTAAAATGTCTTTTTTTAAACCTATTTTTTGCATTTTATTTGCAACATTTTTGCATTTTGCGCGCAACACTACATGAAGAATAATGTTAAAAAATTACGTTTAGAACATAAAATGAAACAAGAGGACATTGGTGAATTAATTAGTAAATCTCAGCAGTCGGTTAGTAGATTAGAAAATGAGCAAAGAGACATTGATATTTATGAATTATGTCTTCTAGCTGATTACTTTGATGTTTCTACAGATTTTATATTAGGACGAACTAGCATAATAAAATGGACCCTGTAAAACGGACACAATAAAAAAAGTACATTAGTACCTAGTCCTTTACAGGGCTTTTATTTTGTGTATTATGATAATTAAAGAAATGATGGTGATTATATGGGAATAAATTATTTCACAGATGAACAGCTAAAGGAATTGAAAAATAATCCATATGTAGTCAAATGTTCTGCTAAAAACATAACGTATGCAGAAGAGTTTAAAGATTTATTTTGGATTGACTATCAAAATGGAATGCCGCCAATTGAAATATTTAAAAAATACGGATTTGATCCCTATGCATTAGGTGCTAAGCGGAGATCTAACTTTATACAACGTCTAAAGAAACAAGCTGCAAGAACAGATGGCTTTAAAGATACAAGAAGTACAAATAGTGGTAGACCTCCTGTCAAAGAATTATCTTTAGAAGAGCAACTAGAAAGATTAAAGCACAAAAATATGGTTCTCCAACAGGAGAATGATTTTTTAAAAAGAGTGAGATTTATCAACAAAAAGCAAATTGTAAAACAATCGAAGAACAAACAGTGAGAGAAAAATATGAACTTATTGATAGAACGTTAGAATCCAATAAAAATGTTTTAACTGTTTCATATCTATGTCAATCAGCTGGTGTTTCGAGAAGTGGATACTATTCATGGAAGAAAAGAAAAAATGATCCATTATCTGTTTATAACAAGAAAGAAGAACAAGATCGTAAAGACTTTGATCTAATTTTAGAAGCTTATAACTTTAAAGGTTATGACAAGGGTAGGCGTGGTATTCACATGAGACTTCTTCGTATGGGAATTATAATGAATCATAAGAAAATATCAAGGTTGATGGATAAATTCAACCTGTTTTGTCCAATAAGAAAAGCCAATCCTATCAGAAGAATGGCTAAAGCGATGAAAACATCAAATTATACAGATAATATCTTAAACAGACATTTTGATGAATATGGTCCAGGATATGTATTGGAAACGGATATCACATATTTATTTTATGGTGCAAAACATTCAAAAGCATATCTGTCTGTTATAAAGGATGGATTTACAAAACAGATTCTTTCATATGTATTATCACCATCATTAGAGGAAGATTTTGTGCTAAAAACAATAAATCAACTGTTAAAAAAACATAAACATGATATCCATACAGACGCTTTGATTCATAGTGATCAAGGTGCACATTATACAAGTATGAGATTTATTGATCTGCTTAAAAGTCTAGAAATCAGACAATCAATGTCAAGAAGAGGAAATTGTTGGGACAATGCTCCTCAAGAATCATTTTTTGGACATATGAAGGATGAAATAGGTAAATATATAGAAATCATTTCTACATATGATGAATTGGAAAAAGAGATTGATAATTATATGTATTACTACAATAATGAACGTTATCAATATAATCTTGCCAAGTTGTCCCCAAATGAATATCTTGAATATTACAAAACAGGAAATTATCCTTTAAAACATATAATAGAAGAGCCTATTGAATATAAGAAAAAATTCAGTCTAGTAAAGCAAAATTTAGACAGAAATTTAACATTCAAAAAATTAACAAGTGTCATCATTAAAATATCTCATCTCAAACAAACCATTGGATAACTTATTTATATGTTTTAGAATCAAATCAATATCGTCTTTATTCAATGATACATAGCCATGTTCATTCATCTTGGTAAAGATAACGGTTCCGCTAAATGTACTATCACAATCACCCGGATATGATCTATAAATAATAGAAGTATCGTCACCAAAAATGCTCAGATCACTTACAAGAAGATAGATAGAAAGATTATCTTCAAATAGATAGTCACGATAATCAAAAAAGCCAAGTTCCTTTTTTATAAGTTTTGTCATTCTTTTTGTTACTAAAATTTTTAATTCATTATTTTTTATAATTACATATCTGCAATATTCTGACATAAAATATATCCTCCGGTATTTGACACCTAGAGGATATATTTATTTTTATTTAATTTTAAGACCTTTTTTATTTATTGTCCTTGACACAGGGGCCACTTTATTAGCGGTTTCTTCTTTCTTTTCTTCCTGGTTTGATGACTTATCTACATCTATAGATTTATTCTTTCCTGGCTTTTTAGTCGTTACTTTTTTCTTTGTCTTTTCCATTGTCTTATTCGATTTAACACTCTTAGTTTCTGTTGTATTTGTACAGTGCGTTAACATCATTCCTAACAAAACAACAATAAGAACCACAATTCCTACTTTAATCATTTGTCTTCTTGAATTCATTTTTAGCTCTCTTTATTTAAGGCAATTTGCCTTAAGCTCACTTAATTTGATATTTAATTGCAACAAATTTCATTTGATTTTCCATGTGCAAAACAGTTAAATCAATCACGCCATATTTTAATTTCTAAGGAAATCTGTATCTTTTACTATAAAACACAGTTATCTAATATTGATTTTACTCGATTCTGAAGCACATGATTTAATACATTTAATTTATCATCCGACACGTTGTATTTATCATGTTTTGGCAATGCAAATCCCAGGACTCTACTTAATTCCTGTCTTTGTCTTTCGCTCATAAAATATTTTATATTTTTTTCAAAAGAATTCCATAAAGTCGGATATAAAGTATTTATATGTTTTTCAAAAGTATAAGTACTTTCATATAAATCTTCTTTTGGTTTATTAAACATACAATTTCCATGGTCAAATAAAGGAGCCATGCATTTAATTTTGTTCGTTCTGTTATCTACAAGAACACCGAAATTATTTAAATGACGATCTACATTACATATTAATGCATCAAATACCATCATCGAACAAAAATCCTGATAAAAATCTTCTCCAAGGCTCTTATAAAATTCAACCACTGAACGTAAATTATAATTCTTTAGAAATCGTGATACAGGAACAAACGAAGTATCTATATTCGTAAATAACTTACAAACACTTGCTAACTGACAATGCCACATATCTAAATCGTACACTACAACGTTTAATCCCATTTGTTCTGCAACTTTATATGCATAATATTCTGCATAAGGTTCATAACCACCAGTATTATACCTTTGAATATTCCCTTTATATAGAACAACATCTCCGTCAATTCTTCTCCACGCTTTGTTTAATGTACCATTAGTGGATAATTCAGCAATATTTCCAACCCCATCATTTCTACCACGGCCAGTAAAAGCAATCTTAGCAACAGATTCATTAAATACATTATCATATAAATCATAATCTTTATATTCACCTTTAAAATCAGTTTCAACAACCCAATACGGATCATTTAACGACAAACCTTTGCCCACAGTTAAAATGCCAATTAAATCATTTCTGGTCAACTCTAAGCTTCCTAGAATCTCATTAACAAAAGCACGATTCTTTGGAATATTTCTTTGTTTCAGCCATTCCAGCAATGATTCAGGATCACCATTTTTTAATGCTATTGGATATAAAGTTGGACTCATATTATATGTTTCTAGAATAGTAAGTTCATAATCACCATATATTCCATCATCAATTTTAAATTTTAATATATCAATATCTTTGTTTTTCAAAATAAATTGTTTGTACACACACATCACCACACTTCTTTTTTGTCAGCCAATCAAGCTTAAGGTAATCTGCCTTAAGCAATATATACCTTTGAAAAAGGCAGAACCATACCTCAGATTCCACCTTAATCATACATACTCTAATTATTTCTAGTTTTGCCACAGCCACTACACTTGTAGCCTGTCAATTCCTGCTTTGTGGTTGCAGGTGAATCGACTACATATCTTGTTTCATACACAGCATCGTGATGAACGGTTTTGTATCCCACAACTGTTTCACGCCATTCAGTGTGATAACCACCTGGTTCATAATTTGATAAATGCTGATCATTATGAGAGACTGCAAAACCAGTAATATCAGCACCACATTGATTACAAATTGAATATGCCTTCATTTCTGTAACTGGAATCTGTTCATCATAAGCAGCCTGTACCAAGACCTGTTCGTTATGTCCTTTTTCTAGTACATTTACCGTCTTGTACTGTGCAACCCAGTCATGTGTATGTTCGGCTGGTTTTGAGTTACTTGAGTTTGAACCACTGTTATTCGATGACTTTGATGTGCCAGAGTTATTGCTACCGCTGTTTGAAGGCTTAGAAGAACTTGTGTTGTTCTTATTTGAGCTAGTATTCGTAGTAGAAGCTGTGTTATCCTTCTTTGATTCTGAAGTATTTGATTTATTAGAAGAATCGGCTTTCGCTGTTTCTTCTTTCTTTTCTTCCTGGCTTGATGACTTATCTACATCTATAGATTTATTCTTTCCTGGCTTTTTAGTCGTTACTTTTTTCTTTGTCTTTTCCACTGTCTTATCCGATTTAACACTCTTAGTTTCTGTTGTATTTGTACAGTGTGTTAACATCATTCCTAACAAAACAACAAAAAGAACTATAATTCCTACTTTAATTATTTGTTTTCCCCTCGAATTCATATTTACCCTCTCTTTGTTTAAGGCAGATTGCCTTAACATTTACAACTTTATTGTACAATACATCCTAGTACAATGATTAGAAAGATGTAGAAATTTAAAATCCGGCTAAAAAGCCGGAATATGCATGTTTTATTTAAATTTCCATGCTGGTGTTTTTATCTTTCCATGTATATAGGCCTGGTATATAAAGTGCGTGCATATAGCTACTGCTAAAAACAATCCAAACGAATTAACAGGTATGAAGAAGAATATATCTACATAGACAATTACAACAAACTCAGAGAAATATATAGTGGGTAGAAAGTACGTTTCATCAAAATTCTTATAGTCAAATTTTTCTGAAATCACTTTACCTTTCTCATGCCATTTTATTTGAGATAACTTGTACCCTACATAGGAGATTGGAGTAATAATTATGAGCGAAATAGCAGATATAAGTAACAAAATATCTATTGCATCGCCACTATCTGCTACAGCCTTGATAAACTCTATCATTCTTTTAAAAGGAACATTTGTAATCATATACATGAAATCAAGTATTTCCATGCTCTTTTCAATATTCAATATCATAGAAGCTAACACAACCGGAACAAATACAATCAATATTAGTTTAAGAATTATGTTATATTGCTTTTTAATTTCATCTAATTTTCCTTCAAATTGATTTTTTCTTTTTTCGTATTCTCGTCGTTCCTGTTCTGCTTCTCTTTGAGAATTCTCCAAAATAAGTGATTTAGTATCAAGTCCTATCTTTTGTCTTTCATAATCATAGTATAAGTTTAAAGCCTTTTGAATCTTACGATCCTCTGAACTTTTTTTAACTTTTAAAGTGTTAATTTCGCTTTGCGCATTCGATAATTTATCGTGATAACTCGTATTGTCGTTCTCTATCTCCTCGCACCTCTTCTTCAATTTCGCTAATTCGACTTCTCTGTTCTTCAATTCGTTTTTCAAACCTTTCTCGATCTTCGAGTTGTCTTCTTGCATCTCCTGCAGCTTCCTGTGCAATTGCAGACACTCGCTCTTCAATGCGTTTGTTTCTTGATTCGAGCTTACGTTCTCGTTCTGTATTTCGTTCAAATTCATTTATCAACTTCTCCTTATTCATATCTAGATCAAATACATCTGATAATTTCTTATCACGAATCTTGTGATGATCACTATCCATGTATGTTACATATTTTCTATTATCGGACCACTGCGTGGAAATCCCCTCTTTCTTTAGACTAACAATATACTCATCTTTAGACTTTGGCTTTTGATTCAAAACCTTCATTATGATCTGGAAAATTGCTAAAACCCAAGACGTATATTTTTGTTCTTTACCATTTAAAGATTCAATATTTCGACGAATTGCCTGGTATCCCTTTTGGCTATTCTGAACAATATCACCACGTTGTCTTCTCTTCCTTTTGATTGATTTATGAAGACAATATTCAACTTCTAAATCTCGCACAACCTCTTTCATCTGTTCTAGATCTTTGTAGCTTTGTCTGTACTTTAAACCGGTCTCCATGTTAACTGAATTCACCACAATATGGCTATGCAAATGCCCTCTATCTACATGTGTTGCTACCGCAATTTCAAAGCCTTCCAATGAATCATTAATTCTAGAATCATTCAAAAATTTCAATGTAATCTCATGTGCTTTTTCTGCAGCATTGGCTAATAAATTTCCATTTACATCTTTAAAATCATCAGGATGAAAAGACAATACATAATGCTTATATTGCCTTCCCCCTTCTTTTTTATACATGGCCTTTGTCATCTTCATTTGTTGAATACAATCCGTAGATCCTTCACAATTAATTCCGGTTATTAGCTTAAAATCCGTCTTCTCTTTCTTCATTATATAGTGAATAACTCGTGCAATAGATCCCTTGTTTTTTCCACTTACCGCTTTAATGATTGCCATATTTTATTTAAATTATCCTTGTTTATTTTCAACACATTTAACGCTTCTTTGAAGCATACATAACTACCTGCATCAAGCTGTTTTCCTGAGTTACAGGCCTTCGCAATCTGATTCAAATTCGCTCCTATTTTATTCAATGCGATCGTATTATCACGGAGTGATTTTAAATCAATCTGTACGGTTGTATTGGATCTGATCAGATGCAAAATAACATCTGCATACGATCCAAATTGTGGCTCACTTAATGAGTCACAATACTTCAACCATTCCCTTTTCTCATCATTATCGAAACGAATAGTAATACTATTCGATCTCCTTCTGTTAACTTTTTGATTCATCCGTTTCCTCCCATATTCAAAAAGTTTTGGTTTGTTAAGGGGTACCTTAACTAAGGGTTCCAAGGGCTTAGCCCTGGCAAGATTCCACATAGTGTACATTGAAAATTCAAAACGACCTAGAGGAGTTTTAATTTAAAAATGGACTGCCATGTGGGTATCTTGCAATTCACTTAAAAAAGTGAATTTGGCCTTTAATTTTGGGTTGTGCTCATGTTCGAGTGCAATCCAAAATAACACTCAAATTGACGAGCTGTCCCATTGCTCTGGGGCAGCTTGAACCAACGTGTACTACAGTTCCATTCCGCCATATTCCTGCTCGTCTTCTTCTTCGTCATACTCTTCTTTCTCGTACTCTCTCTGCATTTGCATGAATAGATCCATTTGATTTCTCAGGAACCGGAAGAACTCATTATTTCCTTCTTCATTGCCATCTGAATAATATCTATCAACCACTTTCTGAATATCATCTATGCGTCTTTCATAGTCAAGGCATGGCGTGTTATCAAGCCACTTATCGTACCAGTTATCCTCGTAATTCAATAAGTATTCACAAAGCAAAATAGACCCATCATACATCCCCTGCTGGTATATATTTTCTTTTGTGTCTTCCTGCAAACACTTTTGTAATTGTACTTCAAAATCGTCCTGTAGACGCTCTAATAAATCTTTCATTTTATTTATTCTCCTTCATTATTTTTAATAATTCTTCATTAAAGTAACGACTTTCTAGAATTACTTTTTGGAATTCTAGATTCTCTTTTTGGATTTCAATAACAGCTTCATTCAGATCATTTAATCTTTTTGTGATTGCACAAATTTCATCTGTGTAATCCTTTATTATCTTTTGATTTTTGTTATAAATATTTTCTGCATTTCGCAAAAACACATTCATATTTTCAAGCTGAACACTCAGTCGATCTGACCCAAATTTTCCACCGATTACTTCTAATTTTCTTTCTAAACAAGAGCCGATATAGAACTCTGACTTGGGCAAACCAGATGCATTGATTCGTGTTTCAATGGCCACTTTTTCAGCATCTGAAACATGAAATGCAATTGTATTGGGACGCTTTCTATTTTTATTTAACCCTGGCATTTTCAATACCTTCTCGTTCTAATCTGTTCAATCCATCTGCAATTTTTTCTTGCTTGTTAGGATATAAATGAGTATAGATGTTCAGCGTTGTTTCCACTTTCTCATGACCTAATCTATCCCTAATTTCTAAGATGTTGTAACCCAATTCGAACAACAATGCAGTATGCGAATGACGAATTGAATGAATATGTAGATTCTTTTGAATCCCACTCATTTTCATCCCTCGACGAAATTCATTGTCCAAATAATGCTTGTTGTATGTCAGTAAACGTTGCAATGGATCTGGGTCGTATAATCGATTTAGATAATCTCCAATATCATCAGCCAGGAAGCCTGGAATACTTATTATTCGTTTCGATTTTTTCGTTTTTGGTTCAGTGATTATATCTTCGCTTTTAACTCGATGCAGTGATTTGTTGATACGAATCGTATGATCATCTACATTAATATCACCAATATTCAATGCCAATAATTCACTGACTCTCATTCCTGTATAGAATAATATTTCAAACGCTAAATGAGATTCAGGTTTATCGTATAAGCAATTTAAAAATTCTGTAAACTCTTCACGTGTGAAGATTTCCATTTCATCTGCTTTGCTCTTGCCGATACTTCCAGCTAATTTACATGGGTTTTGAGTTAATCCATAAAACCGACAAGCGTAATTAAACATGGCGCTTAGTTGATTATTGATTGTCTTCAAATACGTTTCCTTATAGCCACTTTTCAATAACGAACCCTGCCACATTCGAACATCACGTGGTGTGATTTCGTTGATTTTCTTTTTTCCAAAATAAGGAAGAATCTTCAATTCTATTATGTATCTTTTATTTTCCACCGTATTTTTTCGAAGTCTCTTCGACATATCAGCTATATATGCTTCGTAGAATGCACAGAAACGTATCGAACTAGATGATGCCTGGTTTTGTAGAAAATCAATTTTGAAATCCAACGCATCCTTGATTTTCTTAAATCCTCTTTTTTTAACAGTCCTTTTTTTACCTGTGAAATCTTGGTAATCAAATTTGATCCAATACTTTTTCGTTACAACATCTTTATATACACCAGGTGTATTAGTTTTTTCGTATAAATCAGACATAGGGAGTTCGGACCTAGTCCGAAACCACCCCATCTCTTCTCATCCAATCCAAAATTGTGAATGCAAATTTTTCAGGCTTCCAAGATTTGTACCTGTTTTGTAGACCATTTTTTTCAATATGGATATCTAGTCTATTGATGTATTCATCAATCCAATCTTCTGCCTCAATAATGAGATAATCATACAGGTATGCTGTCAGTCTAACATTTCCGAAGCGTCCATATTGCTTAACTTCATCGTTGATCTCTGAGAGAGTATTATTATTATTATTTATTAAATTATTTTTTTTATTTATCTTATTATGAGAACTGAGTTCTCTGGCCCCCATGAACTGAGTTCTCTACCCCCTGCGAACTCAGTTCGCTGGGTATTAAATTCAATTAATTCATCAACTTTTGACAAATTAATTGTGTATGTACATTTTTTTTGTTTCAAATCATCATACCATGAATTTTTCTCAATCAGATTTTTTCCAATCAATCTTTTCAAGGCTTTATCAATTCCTCTTGTACTACATTTACATAGTTGAGCCAAATGTCTTCTGCTTCCGAAATATAAACCTTCCCCATCCCTACAATAACCATAGATTATTGCAAAAACATACAATTCGATACCTTTCAGATTTAAATCTCTAGACATCCATGTATGAGTAATATAGTACGAGTCCTTCAAAAAATTTTGTTTGTTATTAATAATATGTATCCTCACTTTCCTTGTTTTTTTGTGAGATACCGTATAAAATAAGGCTGTCGGACTTTATTTTATATAAGTCTCACAAGCCAATTAGTAATTGCAGTTACTAGTTGGCTTTTTCATTGGTACAACTTTTCCATTAGGTATTTTCGAGGAACACGTCCACTGATTACCAAATAGTTTTGCGCTTTTAACTCTTCATTCATTTCAGCTACCATCTTGTAAGCTTTAGCCTTGCTCACGCCGGTCATTTCAGCAACTTCACTTGCTTTTACATACATTGATTCCATAGTTACAACCTCCTTTCAAAATTATAATAACACTATAATTGTTCTTTGTATATAGCATAGATGCATTATTACTATTTTATTTATTATTAAATTAATATTAAATACATGTATTTTACTTTATATATAGGATATTACTATATTTTTTATTATTTTTAATATTATATTATATCTCATATATATATTTACCATTATTCTATTATATCCATCAGTGTATGCAAAAATAATGGATATCCATTTCATTTTGGTGTATTTTCATATAAAATATATGTATGAATAATCCATTAAAATATTACTTTCTCAAAATCAAGGAAGATCACAATTTAAAGATAAACAAAGATATAGCCGCTCACCTTGACCTTTCAATTAGCATCGTCAATAATGCCATGAACGGAAAAACCGTGAACCCCTCTCGTAAATTAGTTAAGACTTTATCGAGCAATTTAAATCAGAAACCCGAGATAATTCTTAAGGATATATATAATCGTTCTTTTTGTGAGCCTTGTAATGAATATATAAAAATAGTCACATCATCACTCTTCTATAATTTCGGATACACTATTTTTTATGATAAGCAAAATTTTATGGAATTCTCTCAAATCAAACTTCCTTACACAATGAATCATCGAATTTGTTCGTATGCTAAAATCAGAAACAATGGGCCAGAGTTAAAGTACACTTTAATCCTGGATTGGTGCAATGTACGAAAAGTTCTATGTAATGCATACATAAATGATTTCAATTATGTTTATGATGATAAAGACCCAACTAGACCTTTTCATAATTGGTCATCTTTTTTCTTTGCAATGACATCCGGTTTGTATTCACTATTAAATTTAGACTCTATGTCTAATGTAAAACGCATTATTATTGTATTTCCTCGTGAAGAAGAATTTGTTTATAGAAACATTAGAGAAGGATCAGATGACTCTTCCTTGCGTATCGTGCCTCTTCTTTATGACAATGACGCAGAATATTCTATTCGTGATATAGATCAAATATAAAATATGCTATAAATAAAAAGCTAGAGAAATCTAGCTTTTTATTTATGTACCAATTATCAACTTCTTTTAACGTGACAATCTACTTTCCATACTTTTGAATAGAATGAATGCAATCAGCACCTCTATCATTCCAGTCAATATAATCTTCATCATCAAACCAAAACCATTTCTTAATTACTTTAAGAAACCATTTTGTTTTAGGGAGATTACATTTCAATATACTAAATGCATTAAATCCACTTTCATCTGATGCTACATATGTTCCTGGTTGATTTTCATGTACACCATATTCATTCATGATTTTATCAATTACACTAAAACATTGTTCTTTAGTTAAATTATTATGTTTCAATTTATCTTCGTTAAATTCAAAATACATCATCATAAGCGATACTCCTTCTTAAGGTAATTCTATTTTATCATGGATCAGCTGGCATATTTTTGAACAAGAGAAATAATAAAATGAGTGCCTTTCCGTACCTTTTTCGTACCTCAGAGCATTAAAAAAGCTAGAATATGCTTTATATAAAGCATTTCTAGCATTTATTCTTTATTCAAACTCGAAAATAAGTTTTATACAGTAAACATATTTGTTTACGTTTTATGCTGTTTTATTACAAAACGTAACTATTTTTGCTTACTGTATATTTATTCTATAGCTCTAGTGGTAGCAAAATGGTAGCAGAAAAGGACTCGCCCACTCTTCCATCCGGCAGTTTCTGGCTACGCTTGGCAAACAGAAAGACCTTGTGACAACATTCGACGCCGTCCAATTCCAGAGCCTCGTTGATTTCATCACGGTTAATAGCAAGGATGACATCCGGGTAACCTTCAAGAACGGAATGGAAATCAAAGCCTGAAATCAAATATCCCAAAAAAGCGTCACCTACGACAAAACTGGAGGTGACGTGTTTTATTCGTTCTGCAGCAATTCGCTCATTCTTTTCGTCAAACTTCGTCTTTATCCGCTTCAGGATCTACATCTTGTCCGGGATGCATACTGACAGCACCCTTGGCCTGTAAATTGGCAAGGTTCTCTAGCATTATCTTTCCGATCTCGGTCGAATCATAATTGCACGCGGAGCAAATGAATCGTAGGCCGTCTGGGGTTAACAATCGTCCTTTTGTTTTGTCATCGAGGAGATTCTGGTATTCCTCGTATTGCTTGTTTGTAATCTTATGCATATTAGACTGTAGCATCTTTTCAAATGCTATCTCCTTCGTTCTGATTAGAATCCAAATAACGCCATACATATCCTGCCGCATGCTTCTGTCGTCCGGAAGCTGCATCACGTATACTCTTAGGACTAATACCTACTGCTACAGAAGCAGACGAAACGCTTTCATATTCTTGGAGAAGAATCATGTTATCATCATATCTTCCTATTTTTCGGCCTGTGCTTTTTGTTGTTGCTTTAGGACGCTTTTCTGCTTTCTCCGCCCGAAGTTTTCTCGCTAGTCGGCGTTCTTCTTTTTCTTTTTCAATAGCGGCTTTTTCTGCTTCATGTGCAGCTTTTTGTTCTGCCTTTTTGTCCGCCCTGTTTATACAGGCAGCAACTAGAGAATCAACTTCATTGTCAACGATTTGAAAGGTATATTCTGCATCTTGCTGAACCCATCTGGTATGACGATAGAAATCTGTAATGCTTTTTCCAGCGCGCTTATAGGCCTTCACAATAGAACCTTCCAAAAGTTCAATTTGCTTTGGATGTCCCAAATTTACACGAACCGAATATGCTTCCCCATCACGATAATCCGTATCCTTTGTTTCCAATTCACAATGAACATAGTCAGACTTATCAAAGGTAAAGTACATCGGTTTATTCTTGAGTATCTTAAAACTGGTAAAACCATATGGATATTTTGCCTTGATGTTCCCTCCGCTTTTCTTTTCAAAACGAAGCCTTGCGGTATCTTTTCCCGCATCCATAAGAACTTTTTTGATGTATGCACAAATTTCACGTTCCTCGTCTGTGGGGAGAGATTTCTCTCGTGCAATACGAGCACGCTCGGCTTCATCCTTCATGTTTTCCAATAATTGTACCAGAATCTTTCCGCAAGTTATTGCATCCCCTTCAGCACGATGTTCATCATCATTTACTATTCCATAATATTCGGCAACTGTTGGTTGTTTATAGTTCGGAAGGGTAAGATACTTTCTGGAAAGAGCCAAAGTGTCAAAATACCGTAAAGTTACATCCTCGTTATATTTAAGCCGTTTTAACGAATTAATGATAAATGCCATATCAAATAAGGCATTGTGAGCTACCATACAGATATTCCCCGCAAGAGTATCCTGGCCTAAAAAATCTGTGAATTGATTATATGCAGAAATTTCATCTTCTCCATAGATCTCCAGATCTTCATCAGTAATACCATTTACTCTTGAAGCATCTTTTGGAATGTGTTTGACAGAAGCCACTAGCGTAGAATATGAATCGACAGGAACGCCATTCTCAAATTTTACGGCAGCAATTTCGATAATTCTGTTTCTTTCGGGACTTAACCCTGTAGTCTCAACATCAACAGCAAAGAACTCATCCTTTAAAGAATCAATGTATGAACTTCCGGCAGGAACAGACTGAATCAGCTTTTTTCGAGTGGATTCTGTTAATTTCTTAATGTATTCATCAACATCATTCTCTGATTCTGACATTGATGATTCATCCTCAAGCAAAGAGCTTTTCTCCGATATGGTAGACTGAGTGGTTTGGCGTGCTGCAATGTAGTTATCTATAGATTTCGGCTCAGATAACGATACTTCATTATTCAACGGTCTAGTTGTTCTTGATTCTGATGTTGTTAATTCATCTTCAATTGGAGTACTTTTCTCTAGATTAGCAGGCCGAACAGCTTTGCCCACTACGTTGTTACTATCTATAAATTTCGACTCAGATAACGCATTTTTATTATTTTGCAATAAAGTTGCTCTGGCCTTCTTTTTCTTCTTTTCAGCAATAATGATAAGAAACACGCCGGGAATAATAAAAATCAGGCTCGCACCTCCCGCACCACCTAAAAGTGCAAGTACTCCTAATATAGTAACAATTATTCCCGGTATTAACGCTAACCTATACATGAATTTTCCTGGTATATTGTTGAAGACTCATAAAACAAGTCATTCGCAATATACTCATCCTTTCTATCAATCCTGTTTAACCGTGATTGATAACGGTTCGATGTATCTTGTAAAATATTGAAATATGTGAATGTGGATTTGTAATTTTCCTTGTAGCTTTGACTACTTTTAAAAGGGTCTTACCACGCCTTATTCCAGAACAATGATTAGTTAGATGAGTCTTTGAATTCGTATTTTGCACCAGGTTTTGTGGTTTAAGTGCTGTGGTATCAAACACATCGCATATATTTTTTGAAAGGATGTATTCTTATGTATTTAGTCGGTATTGACATTGGTAAACTCAAACACTCTTTCTGCCTCCTTGAAAAGGAAACAGGTGTGCACAGGGTCACTGTGTAAGAAAACTCATGCGAGTCATCTATCATCTGTTAAGCAAAGGTACACAGTTTGATCCAGCTTTATTGCAATAGACATAAAAACAATTGAATTACAGTCAACAGCTTCTGTTGAAGTTGTTTTCATCATGCCTGAATATTCACATTTTCAAAGAACAGATACCTTTTGAAACTAACTTGTTCAAAGAATTTCATTTTCAAACTTTTTCATCAATTTCTGTTGACTTTTATATAGTTAGCTTCTAAATTTTCTGAATTCTATTTATCAGTCTTGCCATCAATCTTTGATGTACCACTTCAGTTTGCACCCTCGTTTTTGATCTTGCACCCTTTTTTCATGCGCACATTCTGAAAGTGTTAAATTGTATCATTTTCGGTCGAATGTTTTCAACTATTGTAAGTTCACTGACACATTCATCTATATCTTCTGCAAGTCCTTTTATAAAATCCGTTTCTTTTAAAGCATCACCATTACTACTATTATATCTTAACCCTGTTTCATCATAAATATTTATCTTTCATTTCTGCAAGATTTTCTTAAACAAAAACGATATCCGAAGATATCGCTTAACCATGAATCTTATGAATCACATTATCAATTTCATCAATCATACCCATTTGATTCTTTCTAATATAATAGGCGTTCGTTAGCACTAAACATTCAACTGCAACTGTGTGTTCTTTATCATTTAATTCAATATATCTCTTTTGTTTAGTTGTCATATCATCATAGACATCTATCAACTTTAATAAACAATCATTCTTAATTTGTTGTCTATTATTATCACAATAATTATTTTCATTCATACATTGGATTAAACATCCAAGTTCATACTTATCTAATTTATATTTCAT